GGTGTATAAAGACTTCTCCACAACTCAAAGACTTGCCTTCGTATCTGAGATAGGCGATACAGCTCGCGGTCTGACGACACTCAACAAGCAGTTCTTCACTGTGACAATGGGCGCATCACTCCCGGCAACGTTCGGGCGGATCCTGGCAGCAACAGAAAAGAAGATGCTCATGGCAATAGGCGTTCAGGGAGGAAAGATATTAAACGGTGGCTTTCTTGACAGCCTATCTGCAAATACTGAATTACTCACACAGATCAAAAATCTCATGGCACAGTCTGTCACGGCTCAGGTGCGAACAAAGGACTTTATTGCAGGTATGAATGACCTGATAACCGGTTCAGGTGAAAAGATGGGAGGCATTGAAAGTCACTTGAATAGATTTGCACATGATTTGTATATGCAGTACGATTCAGCTTATTCAACCTCTTTGGCTGACGAAACTGGGATGAAATATTTTATTTATCTCGGAGGCAGGATTCAGGACAGCAGGGACTTTTGTGTCGCATTAGATGGCAAAGTCTGGTCACGTGCCGAAGCTGAGAAGTGGAGAGAGTGGACACCGGCAAAAGGCGTTTATCCTCCTGACTATAAGATTAAGCAGAAAGACAAGAATGCAGTTCCGTCGTATATTGCACAATTTGAGGGTTATCAGCCTTTAATTCATCGGGGTGGTTTTAATTGTAGGCACCATTTAGGGTGGATTTTAGAAGAACTCGCATACGAAATGCGGCCAGACTTGAAAAAAAATATTGAAAAATAGTTTGATATTAAAAATATTGCTTTATCTTTGACTTGCGTTTGTGTGAGAAATGCAAAAAAGACATTAGGGTTATAACCTGAAGGGGCCGGTTCTCACACGATTGGCCCCTTTAAATTTATAATAAATGTTATGAAAAAACAAACAGTTGAAGTGAAGGAATTTAGTATTAATGAAGTACAAATTCCTATTGTTGGGATTTCTCCGCTTATTGTTCACAAGTTTAGTGAGAAGGCCCGTAAACAGATTGAGGAGAAACAGGCGGGTAAGGCTCAAAACAAGAAGCACGACATCCGTGATCCTCAGGCTGACTACGAAGGCGCGAAGCACATCTCGGCAGATGGATGGGATGGTTTTCCTGCGGCTGGTTTCAAAGCTGCAATGATTCGTGGCGCAAAGATTATCGGTATGGTTATGAAGGATGCAGGAATGTCATTCTTCGTAAAAGCAGACTGTGAAGAAACACAGCTTGTCAGGATTATAGGAGAGAGCCGGATGCGGACTGATATGGTGCGCGTTGGTATGGGATCCGCTGACGTACGCTACCGCCCGGAGTATCCTGAGTGGAGTGCAACTCTTACCATTGAGTTCAATGCTGGAATGATTTCACTTAACCAGGTATACCAGCTTGTAAAAGCTGCGGGGTACTCCTGTGGAATTGGTGAAATGAGACCAGAGAAAGGCAAGTTTGGTTATGGTCGTTTTAAACTGACGGAGGAAAAATAATGGAAGGCTATAAATGGAAGTTAGAAGGACTTGGCAAGGGTGTTGATGTCGCCCTTGTCGTCGAAGAGTTGACCCGTTTACAGGAAGTCAATAGAATATTAACGCCGGAAGTTGTTGTTCGTGCGGCAGAAGATAATAATTCTATATTGCACAAACTCTTTGAGTGGGATGACAACAAGGCCGCCTATAATTGGAGGTTGCAACAGGCCCGCACTATTCTGAATAATATTGAGGTGACTATAATAACTGACGGAGAACCGAGAGAGATAGCTGTTTTTGAGGTCACTACACGTTCGGAGGGATATAAGAGTGTTGATACCTTCACTAATGAGGATGTTGATTTCGTACGTGCCAGTATACTGAGGCAACTTAATACGATGAAGAGCAAGCTGAAAACTTATAAGGAGTTTGATAAGGTTTTATTCTACATTGATAAAGCTATTGAGGTAGTTTGATTTGGCAGTTACGGATGGTGCGGATTGGCGTGGCGCGATATGGTCTGGTTAGGTAAGGCAAGGTTAGGTAAGGCAAGGCTTGG